ATTCTTGTACATTGGATTTAGATTTTGTAAATGTATCAGGTGTCAATATCCTATCTGCAGGCATAAGTTGTCCTGGCGATTCTCTGTCAGTTTGTTCAGGTTTAAATCCTAACGGGTTTAAATTTTCATGGTGCGGCCAAGGTTCGTGTTGTGGTGCTCTTCCGTGTATACTTTCATATGGCACTGTATCTTTGGTACCAGGAAATACATAAGGCAAATTAATAAGCGGAAGTGGTATAATTGGTTCTGCAGGCTTTGCTGAAGTTGCAGCAGTTGCACTTAGTGCAGTTGAAGCTGCGGTTCCTGCAACAGATTTTCCTGTATTCCAGCTTATTTGAGTAGCATCACCTGCAATAGCAGTTCCGCCTAAGATATTAATTCCGTTAGCAGCTTCGTAATGTTGTGTATCTGCTTGTATAGTACTTGCGCCAGTTACTGTTAATTTTTGTTCACCTTGAGTAATAGTTTCATGATTTCCAACAGTAAGTATCTTTGTATTTCCTGTTGAGTGCAAATTTATTTCTGAGCCTTTATTTAAATAAACACCTGCGGCAAGATCATTAATATTACTTGCACTTTCCCTGTAGAAAGTATGTGCAGATTTTTGGTGAAATCCTCCAAGAGATGTATTTAAGATATTTCCTGCTGTAACTTCATGATTGTTTTCAATAGTTACAAAGTTATCCATGTCTATTTTTATATTACTAGTACCTAAAACATTTCTTTTATAATTATTACCTACTAAAATATTAGTGTCAAACGCACTTTCTATTTGTATTCTGCCAGACTCTATGCCATCTAACGTTTTTTGTCCGTCGGAGAATCTAGCTTGCGCTCTCATGTTTATATTTCTGCCAGCATCAATGTTAAAATCTCTTTCAGCAGTAAAGTTAATATCTTGATTACTCATTACACTAATACTATCTTGTGCATGAATATCAATTTTACCATCACTGGACAGTTCAATCCATGCTGTGCCTCTACTGTTTGCAATATAGATCAAATCTTCTGAATTATGCATCACTATTTGATGCCCTGTTCTAGTGCGTAATCTAGTCAATTCATTTTGCGGTATAGTCTCGTCGCCGCCTGGAAATCCTGCGCCTTTGTTTACATATCTTGGTGGACCATCTTCTGCATGTGTTTCTCTAACAAATCTTTCGTCACCGTCGTCCATTACAAACGATGAACCGCCGAGTCTACTGTAAGGCAACTCTACTTTTTTGCCATCTGGCCCTACTTCAAATTTTGGGCCGCCTTGACGTTTGTCTTTAGGACCAGGTGTGCTCCAGCCAAACACCATACTAGGAAAGTCGCGTCTTGCACTAGTTGTAGTAGTGCCTCTAGCTTCGTCTGCTAATAACCCTTGTACTTCTAATATTTGTGTAAAGTCTTTGTTGTATGGCTTGTTAAAAAGTGTTGTATCAACTTTATCACCAGTTTCAACCATTTTGTTATATTCACCAACAGGTAGCTTTTTACCTATTAAATGTTCAGGTGTGTTTTCTGTAGTAAGTGTAGTTGATGGTCTTCCATCCGGAACCATAAAGTTCATGTAATCGTCTGGTATACATCCTATCCAATATCCAAAGTTTTTATTTCCTTCAGCAAATATTACTAATACCTTTGTACCGATATCTGGCGGTACTGCCCACATACCATAACTTTTTTGTGTAAATTCATACCCGTCGTTTTCTGTTAAACCTCTTGCAGGAGTTGTGCCGTAGAACGGACTCAAATAGCGTACAGTTTCAAGTTGTCCGCTTTTTTCTGGCAAGTTTCCTGCAGAAGTATATCTTAATATTTCTACTTCTAGCGTACCCATATTGTTAACATCAATATTATTAACAATTACAGCTTCGTAAGGCGAACCTACTTTTAAAGGAGGTAATTCTCTTGTAGTACGAGTATATGTAGTTCCTTTTCTTGGTGGTTCATTTCTTGCCATTATGTGCTAGTCCAATTTTTTGTAATGTTTTGTGCAGCATTTTTTGCTTTGTCAGTTAATCCAGTTTTGGCTTGGTTTACTAATCCTGTTACATCAGCCGACAAGTTACTTAATGTACTATCTATTGCATCTGCAAAATTTCCGGAGCCTGTGAGTGAATCTGGGCACGGTGTATTTCCATTTTTTAAGTCGCCTAAAACAGGTATACTATTTAATGCATCGTCTATTACACTATCTATATAAGGTAATAAAGGAGCAGTAATATCTATATTTCCGTCGTCTTCAGTTGGTACAGGAGCAGGTACTTCTTTAGGCACTAAATCAGGTAATTGTTCTTGGCCTTTTGGATCTAATGCATCTGGATTCTGCACACTTTCAGTTTCCCCTGTAGCATCAGCAGATGCTGGCGCAGTTCCAACATCAGACGTGCCGCCTGCTACCCCGGGATCTGCAACTGCTACAGGACTTACTGATGCAGCATTTATTCCATGCACAAGTATATCTTTTACCTTTTCGCCAGTCCTAAAATCATATCTATCATCTAACGCATCTATCTGGTAATATTTGTATGGATTATTTACTACCGGTAAATCTACATTTGGCATGGGCATAGAGCCTGCTCTAGTAGGCCTATATGCGCCTGCCTGTGATCCTGCTGTTGTTGCTTCTACTTGCGCTTTATTGCTTATTCCGCTAGGTGGTCTTGCTCTGTTTCCTCCAGTGGTAGTAACATCAACATTTTTTATGTTACCTTCGCCACCGTTTCTAATATCTTCTAATGCTTGATATACACTGTCAGGATCATGGTTTGCTTTGTTTAATCCATCTCCAGCATAAAAACTTTGGCCTTTTTTTAGATTTCTTTTTGGTAATCCTTTGTATACACTTCCTGCTGCAATATCGTGCGGAACAGGCATGCTTGCAAATTCAGCAGATAAAAAAATCATAAATTTTGCAGTATCTAAAGAGCCGCTTTTCCAATTACTATATCTTCTAGTTTTTTCTAATCTTTTAATAATTAATGCATCTTGTACATCCGGTGTAAAACAAACTCTTAATGGATCACATGCTAAGTAACCTGTGCATTCTTTTAGTGTACCTTTAATAAACTGATATTTTCCTACTGCACTAGATTTTCTTCCCGATTTGATTCGTTGTGTTTGATAATCTTGTACTTGGGACAACGTCATAGATGTAAGTGACGGCTCTACATGCCCGGGCCACACACTACAGTATGGATTAGATCTAATTGCTTCGCCTTCAGCAATTAGTCTTAATACCTTACGATCCATATCACTAATTGTTACTGCCATTAGAAGGGTCCTTTAATACCTGTTATACTATTTACAGCCGACCTTGCTTGATCTGTAGCATTGTTGACTTGGGCTATTACAGCATCAACGTCCGCTTTTCTTATACTAGGAGTAGTTGCAAGTAACGATTCAGGTGGAGACCATGTTACACCTGCAACTGTTAAACTAGGAATATTTGCAAGTTTTTTAATTTCAGGAAATACTCCTGAAAGAACACGGTCAACTTCGTCGCCAACTTTAGGAAGTAAGTCTAATGGAGATTCACAAGGCGAGTCATTTGGACCGCTTCCGACTCCGCCAACATCTCCTGTAGTTGGTTCTGTTCCAGGTCCGGTATTTACTGCAACATCATCATTAATTTCTACAAATGTCCCTGGTTCGCCTTCGTCTTCCTGTCCACGTGATCTAAGCAATTCTAAACTTTGAGTAAATTGACCTTTGCTAAAACTGTTTTGCACAGTTAACACTCTATATATTCCACTAAATTCTGGTACAAGTTGAGATCTTAAAACGTTGTCGCCGTCTATAGAATAATCAATTGGAGTAGCAAAGTTAACTATAACATACACATCATTTTCTAAATATGTCATGTACCCTTCTTCAGTTACAGATGGAGTTCCGGCTGCTCTATCTGCAATATAGTTTCCTGTTTGTGTTGGGAGATAAAAAGGATCTCCCCATATGTTTAAACTAGCAGTTAGCATATCAACATTGTTATTCAAAAATCTATGATGGAATGTTTCTGCTAACCGTTTTCTAATATCTGTTGTTCTACTGTCGCCTGTAATAGCAAATTCTGTTCTTTCTGTTGTTGTTCCACCCGCCGACGATTTATCGCCGCTGTCAGCTTTACTTGTGCTTGCACCTTTTTGATCGCCAGTATTTTGGAATGTTTTCCTGTCAGAACCTCCTGATGCCGATGCTCCTGGATTCATACCAAAGTTAGCATATGCTTCTTGTAAAAACGCATTGTTAAAGTTAATATTAAAATCTAATACATCTTCATTTTTTCCAGTGTAGATATAATTGTATTCTTTTGTAGCAGCTTGTCTTATTCCGCCACGGTTTGCTGCTACGCCGTTTGGAGGCTGAAAACTTGCATCGTCAGTGTAAAATGGAACTACTGCGTAAACAAATACTAACGGCGGTCTACCTTTAATTTTTTCTGCTTCAGGATTAGTGTCTTGAAATACGTGTGTATTAATTCTATACAGTTTACGAATGCCATTTTTTGAAATTTCAGCTGCATTTTCTGCTGCATATTCACTATCTACTAATACCTTTTCAATTATTTCATCAATACGACTTCCTGAAGAAAAGCTTTTTTCTCTTGCCTTTTCAGCTACAGTCATTTCTCCTGCTGTTGTATCTGCTACACCTTCTTCGTTATATGATGCACTTAAATCAGGCGAAGGTGCTGTGCCACCTTGGTTGTCATCAGGTACCATTAAACTAAGACCTATTTCATTCATAAATGAAATATTACGACAATAATTTTCTAAATTTGTAAAAATAGCACTCTTACTAGGAACTTTTACAGCATCCAAACTTTCTTGCTTTCTAGGATCATCCTCGGGTAGTTCAGCTAATCCCTTTTCTCTTCTTAACTGTTCTGCCGCTGTAATTTGTATTTGGTCAGGTGGAGATATTTCTCCGTTTACAATTTTCATAATTGCTGCAGGATTCTTGGGGAATGCAATTATATATCTGTCGCCAGATTGGTTAGGTATTGCTCCGGAATCTTCTAAGCCATCTATACGCTGGTTAATAACAGTCATTACACTTCTATCAACACCAGATAATAAATCTGACACTGTAGAACCAACAACATTTATATCCATTTTTGTTTCTGCAGCTTCATCACTTAGTGCAACTTCGCTATACGGTACAGCTTTTAGTGCATACACAGAGCCAGAGCCAGATACATCAAATTCTATATTTAAAATTTTGATAGGAATATACGCAGGTGCTGCAACAAGATTAGTCATGTTTAGTTGTTCGTCATAACCAGTAAATTCAATTTTTACTCCGTATACAGCTTCGCTATAATTTTTGTATCCTAAATCTTTGGCAGACTCAACAACAGCCTGTAAGAAATTTCCCATACTATACGGTTCTGTAATTTCAAAACTAAGATCAGTTCCTAATGCAATACCAGTTTTTTGATTAGGAGATATTACTGCCGATGTTTGCAAATTGTCTATAAAGTATTCTGCATGACCACCAATTTCTTTTTCTACAGGAATTTGATGCCTCTTATTGTACATGCCGCCGCCTGTCCTTGCTATTACTTTTGTAAAGCTGTTTTGTCTAAGTAATTCAGGATTATTAATTGTATCAGCATTCATTATACCAAATGTAATAACATAATTGTGTGAATTATATTCTCTAAGAGGATTAGGATTAAATTTTGGCGGTGTACTACCTACTGCACCGTTTATTAAAGATATGCCACTTCTGTCTTCAATATCTTCAATTAGTTCTCTAAGAACATCAAACTCGCCGCCTACTGCTCCCAGAATAGAATTAAAATCTTTAGGTATAACGTTAATTGTTTCTTGAATGAAGTTTCCAATATCAGAAAATCCGCCTACAATATTGTTTAATTTGTCAAATCCAAACCCTTTTACAAAGTCTCCGGGAGATTTGATTGCTGATATTGAAGAATTAATAGAATTCATAATATCTGTAGTCTCTTGTTGTGTTAATCCTCCAAACACACCTAAGTCTATATTATCATTTATTAATCCTCCTAAGTCGCCTGCTGGAGAACCTGCTGCTAATTCGCCTAAAATATTATCTAATTTTAAAGCTCCTGACTCTTGAAGATAATTAAACCCTCCACTTTTTACGGCATCTACTTGTCCAGAGCTTAGGAGGTTGCTTATTAAACCTTGTATGCTTCCAGTTGAAGTTGCTAGCCCATTAAGTTGTGAATTTATTATTGTCTGCGTTGTATTAGTAGGAATATTTGCTTTTATAAAGTTAGAACCAGCATTTAGACCAGCAGTGGTTACTCCTGCAGCGGCATTTACTGTTGTAGAAGTAAGTGCCGCAAAGGTGTCTGTGCTAGCACCTGATAATTTATTTGCTTCTGTAGCAGATGTAGATAACCAATTTGGCATTTATACTCCCAAAATATTTTTTAAATGTTTTCTTTGTGGTAAGTAAATCTTAGTTCCTGCTACAAAATCAAAAACTGGATCTTTAATAACATCAGGATTTCTTTGAGCAAAGATCCACCACAGATCTTTTGTTGAATACAAATCGTGTGCAAGTAAATCTGGCCTATAGGTATACGCAGGTGTTATTTCATATAATATATCATCCAACCCTACAGGAACTGGTCTTGCTGTCATAATATCAAGATATCCTGCAGAATTTACAGGAGTTTTGCCATACGGTCCTTTGTTTTGCAGTTTACGTATGTTAGCATTGGTTGCAGTTGCCATTAAATAAATCCTTCATTTGTTTGCAAAGAGTCGCCCCTTGCAAAACTTTGTAAACTAAATTTTGAATGTGCAGATCTTGCATAATTAGGTACTACTGTAACTGTAAAAATACTTTGGGTAGGTACATAGTCAACATTACCGTTTACGTTACATTCTATATAGTCAACATCTGCTGGCATATCAGTAGTAAAGTTTGTAATTAATACTGGTACATTGTTAAACACATGTTTTCCATACCCGTTTAATCTACATACAGGTGGAGGATTACCTTGGTCTTCACTTTGCCCATAAAACATTTTAGTCATTGTTCTAAGAAAGTGCAAACATGCTACCCAATATTTTGCATCATTTGCATTCTCACTAAAAAATTCGCCAGTGATTGTAATTTGGTCAGTTTGACTACTTTCGTATACATAAAATGGATGATTAGTATGTACTGGCTGTACATTTGAATAATTTGCACTCGATCCTAAAATTATTGTAGGAGTAAACGGAAATATCATGCTATTTCCTGTATCTACAATCGGTGCAAGCACTTCTCCTTGTACTAAGTCAGTAGGAGCAGTAATTTTTACTCGCCAATCTTCTGCATCTACAGTTGAATACGTGTCTCTTATAATGGCACGACTAAATGACCTTTGTTCAGGAGCTGCGCCATACCCTACGCCTTGTATTGCGTTGTTTGCCATGCGTATAGCTTTGCCTACACCGGACGATCCGCCGCCTGCAGCAGTAATTAAATTACTAACTGCATTTAATCCAGATCTTACGTTGTCAACCCTATTTCCTCTACCAGAGGATAAATTTGAAAAGGACGTAACTGCACTGCTAATATTCTGAGTAAAGCGACTTACATTTTGCGCTGTCTGAATAGGATTGCCGCCAACCAAATTTCCAGTTAAATTATTAAAAGATTCAAAAATTGATGCCATAATCGTATATCTCCACTAGTATTTAGTTGACAAAATTATGTATGTATATTATAATAAGTATATAAAGGAGCTATTATGAGAAAACGAAATTATCTTAACAACAGAGACATTCTGTCAGAGATACACAGATCAAAAAATACATACAACAGCTATACTGATAGTACATATGCAAATTATGACATTATACTAGAAAGTGTTGACAAGATTAATATTAGAACAATTGCAGAAGCAAAAAGAAACAAAGCAAAAAAGCTTTCATTGCACGATTATGAAACTAGAAAGATTGCTGGAGAAAAAGTTAAGCAAGCCGAGTGCGAAATTGATTATAGGACTATTACTAAAGAAGAACTTATCTTTCGTATTATGACTTTTGAGCATGTCCCCGAAGAACCGGGTAGAAAAAAGAATCCAAAAACAGTTGCTGATACTAGAGTAAAATTAAATTTTCCGCCTTTTCAACATTATAAATTTAATGAGGATGGGGAATTGTTTGTTGTAGGCAAAAGTCATTGGGTTGGCGGAATGGAAAACGGAAACTTCAGCCATAAGCACGGCAAAGCTACAGATAAACTTGCTATGATGTGGATGAAACTATGTGATAGGTATGCTACACGAGGTAATGTTCGTGGTTATACATATAATGACGAAATGCGCGGACAGGCAATTTTACAATTAGCACAAATTGGTTTACAATTTGACGAATCAAAGTCTCAAAATCCGTTTGCATACTATACAGCCGCAGTAACAAACTCTTTTGTTCGTGTTATTAACATCGAAAAACGTAATCAAAATATTAGAGATGATATATTAGAACAAAACGGATTAAATCCTTCTTATACAAGACAACACGAAGGAGAATGGGAAGCTGCTGTAAAAAGAAACGAAGATGCTCCTATATCCGATTTTAAATCAAAATAATGGTTGACAACTGTTGAAATAACCTATATACTGTAACAGTATTATTGGAGGATACTCTTTGTTTAATAAAGCCGCGGTTTTTACAGACATTCACTTTGGGTTAAAAGGTAATAGTCGCATTCATAATGATGATTGTGAAGAATTTATCGACTGGTATATCAAAACTGCAAAAGAAAACGGTTGCGAAACTGGTATTTTTTGTGGAGACTGGCATCACAATCGTAATTCGCTCAATCTTACTACTATGGACGCAACAATTAGAAGTATGGAGAAGTTAGGTGCTGCATTTGAGAAGTTTTACTTCTTTGATGGGAATCATGATTTGTATTATAAAGACAAACGTGATGTTAACAGTACTGCATTTGCAAAACATATTCCAGGTATTACATTTGTAGATGAAATTTTTATCGAAGATGATGTTGCATTAGTTCCTTGGTTAGTAGGCGATGAATGGAAGAAGATGAAAGACATAAAAACAAAGTATTTGTTTGGTCATTTTGAACTTCCTAGTTTTTATATGAATGCTTTAGTTAGAATGCCCGATCACGGCGATCTAAAGCCCGAACATTTTAAGCATCAAGACTATGTATTCAGTGGACACTTCCACAAAAGACAAAAACAAGGTGCAATTCACTACATCGGTAATGCATTTCCACACAACTATGCTGACGTTGGCGACGATGAACGTGGCATGATGATATTAGACAAAGCAAACAACAAAGAGCCCGAGTATATTAATTGGCCAAATTGTCCTAAGTATCGAACAATTAAATTAAGTGAACTTATTGACAATGCAGAGTCTCTTATAAAAAGTAAAATGTATCTAAGAGTTACGCTAGACCTGCCTATTAGCTATGAAGAAGCAAGTTTTATTAAAGAAACATTCATTACTCAATACAATTGTCGAGAGATTACTTTAATACCGCAGAAACAATTAGAAGAAATGAGTACTGAGCTTGATATTGCACAGTTTGAAAGTGTAGATCAGATTGTAAGTAATGAAATATCGCAACTAGACACTACTAACTTTGATAAAAGTATGTTGTTGCAAATATATAATGGACTAGAATCATAATATGATAAAGATTAAAGATCTTACCGTAAAAAACTTTATGAGTGTAGGCAATCAAACTCAAGCAGTAGACTTTGAAGGTGAACAACTAACACTTGTGCTAGGTGAGAATCTAGACCAAGGTGGTGATGACAGTGGATCACGTAATGGTACTGGTAAAACTACTATTATCAACGCATTGTCTTATGCATTGTACGGGAAAGCCCTTACAAACATTAGAGCTAACAACTTAATTAATAAAACTAACAGCAAAGGTATGTTGGTTACACTACATTTTGAAAAAGACAACAATAACTATCGTATTGAGCGCGGTCGTAGTCCTAATATTTTTAAATTTTATATCAACAATCAAGAATCTTTAATAAATGAGTCTCAAGGAGATAGTCGACAAACACAAGATGATGTAAATTCTCTACTAGGCATGAGTCATGACATGTTTAAGCACATTGTTGCACTGAATACCTATACAGAACCGTTCTTAAGTATGAGAGTTAACGATCAAAGACAGATTATCGAGCAGTTGTTGGGTATTACTATACTATCTGAGAAAGCTGATGCACTTAAAGAACAGACTCGCCAGAGCAAAGATGCTATTACTGAAGAGACTCTAAAGATTAATGCTATTCAAACTGCAAATCAAAAGATTGAAGAAAGCATACAACAGCTTTTAGGAAGACAACGTGCATGGCTTGCAAAACGAACAAATGACATTGTAAAGTTACGTGAAGGAATAGACGAATTAGAACACTTAGACATTGAGTCTGAGTTAGAATTACACGAAAAATTACAAAATTGGAGCGAACACAACAAAGCTATTTTGGCTCTTAAAAAAGAATTAAGTACATTAGAACCTGCACTAGTACGTGCCGATAAGTCTGTCGATAAAGTTAAAAAAGACATCGTAGAATTAGAAGATGCAAAGTGTTATACGTGCGGACAAGATCTACAGGCAGATAAAAAAGCAGAAATTGCAGACCGTAAAACTAAAGAACTGCATGACGCATTAGCCTATCAAACAGAGATTAGTAATAAACTTACTGATGTAGTAAAACACCTTGATGAAATAGGTGACATCAATGGAAAGCCTACTACATTTTATGAGACAGCTAAAGAAGCATATGCACATAGACAAAATGTTGACAGTTTAAAACAAGCATGGGAAGCAAAGAAAGAAGAAGCCGACCCTTACCAAGTACAGATTGACGATTTGCAAGAAACAGCAATACAAAAAGTAGACTGGTTGCCAGTAAATGAGCTGACTAGCTTTAAAGAACACCAAGAGTTTTTGTTAAAGTTACTTACAAACAAAGATAGTTTTATTCGTAAGAAGATTATTGATCAAAATTTAGCATACCTAAACAACAGACTTACATACTATCTTGATAAGATTGGATTACCTCACCAAGTTGTGTTTATGAATGACTTAAATGTTGAGATCACACAGTTAGGACAAGACTTAGACTTTGATAACTTGTCAAGAGGTGAACGCAACAGACTAATACTTGGCATGAGCTTTGCGTTTAGAGATGTTTGGGAAAGTTTATATCAAAATATAAATTTATTGTTTATAGACGAGCTTATTGACAGTGGTATGGATACAGCCGGTGTTGAAAACTCTTTAAGTATCCTTAAGAAGATGGGTAGAGAACGTAGTAAAAACATTTATCTTATCTCACACAAGGACGAATTAGTTGGAAGAGTAAATCATGTACTGCGAGTCGTAAAAGAAAATGGCTTTACAAGCTATGCAAACGACATTGACGTTGTGGTTTAGAGATATTATGACAGATGATACACAAGATAAATTAGTAAAGGCATACTTAGAATACTTTAAAGCAAACGATGTTTTTGAACAACGTAATTCTGTAAGGACACATAGATATGTAAGAAAATGTTTACGTGATATTAGAGACCTTGCAAAAATACGTATGGAAGAAATACATCAAAAACATCAAACTACTAGAAAGAGAAATAATGCTTCATAATTTTTCAAGTATAGATCCGCTAACTCCGTTTACACCTACATGGAATATAAACTTGTGGGTAACAACATATGAAAATAAAGAAAATTTATATATTATGAAGGATTGGATTGAACAAAATGCTCCAATCATTAAAGAGAGACATAAAGATAAAGAAAGAAATGACGGGGGTACTGGTTTAGGTAATGACAGTCTCACTTCTAATTTTCAATACTTTAATTTATTTGATGAAACAAAAGACATAGATGCATTTGTTGATTACAAATTATTTGTGAAGGACGAATATAAAAAATTCTGTAAAGAATTAGATGTTAATAACGAAATTTGTATTTTGAACTCGTGGGCTAATATTGTTCACACTGGTCAAAAAATTAAAAAACATAATCATGGTGCAACACACTTTTCATACCTAAGCGGAAACGGACACTTAGAAGATTATGAAACAAGTACAGTATATTTTAATCCGTTTGACAACGCAGTAAGGTATACAATTCCAAACAGACAAGGCGGGCTTACATTTTTTCCAAGCTATTTGTATCATGCATCTACTGAACACGTTGCTGACAATGACAGATTTAGTGTAGCATTTGACATTTTAGTAGAAAGTATAAGTCCAGAACCAATTAAGGCAAAGGGAACTGCATTTTAACACTATATAATAGATGCAGTGGACATATAACGGTAAACAAGTTGATGAAATACCAGATGAGTACGAAGGATTTGTTTATCTTATTACCAACACCACTACAGGCCAAAAATACATAGGCAAAAAACTAGCAAAATTTAAAACTACTAAGCCACCACTTAAAGGCAAAAAGAATAAAAGGCGCGGCACAAAAGAAAGCGATTGGAAGACTTACTGGGGTTCCAGTGATAGACTAAACGCAGACGTAGCTGCACTAGGCGAAGATAAGTTTACAAGAGAAATACTATACCTATGTAAAGGTAGGGGCGAAATGTCCTACATAGAGGCAAGAGAACAGTTTGACAGGCGTGTACTTGAAACAGATGATTACTACAACGGTATCATTAATGTTAGAGTAGGCGGAAGCGATAAATTAAAAAAGGCATTGTTAGAACATGGGACGAAGACTAAATTGGACAAAAGCACGAGCTGATACTATTAAAGGTGAGCTAATAAGTTCGCAAGTACAAGAAGCAAATGCAAGTTCCGACAAGTACTTCAAATATAAATCCGATGTAGCAACACAACACAAACTGTTAAAAGAAGGCATTTGGCCTACTGGCAAACATACAGGCACTAAGATATCTAAACTAAGTGAAAAATATTTAGTATGGGCAGGATTAAATTTAAAATCTAAACATATGAAATATGCTGCAAACAACGAGCTACTTAGAAGATATCATTCAGGCGAAATCAAACTATAAACCTTAGGCAAACCAATCTAACACATAAGGTTAGCGGGCCAGATTAATAATGCCGCCGTGGAAAAAGTTGCCGTATAGGCGCACACGTACATACTGATGGACCTATCTACAAACTTGGGGTCTCCGTTGGTATAGATTGAATGTTAGCAATTGAAAAACACAAACACAGTACATAAAAACTCTTTAGCAATAGGAACGAAGCGAGAGGTAGCTGGAAACAGCGATGTCGACGTAGGTTGGGAAAGGTCAGAGCCCATTGTAC